GGCATCATGTCGCCAGCATCCCAGAGTCTTTGTATTACAAGCTCAAGGCCGAAGGCAAGCTCGATGACCAGGCTTACATGAAGAAGTGGCTTAATGACCCCGACAATCGATTCTTTCGCGTGAGGCCCGGCCAAGTATGAACTACATCGCGGTTTGCACGCCAGCGCGTGACCAAGTCCACACCAACTACACCTACTGCATGGTCAACATGGTGGCGTATCACACGCTCAACACCACTGATGCCATCAGTCTGAAGCTGTTGCAGGGCACGCTGATTCAGAACCAGCGTGCTGATTTGTGCCTGGACGCCATGCGCGAGGGCTGCACGCATGTGCTGTTCATTGACTCAGATATGACCTTCCCCCAGGACATGATCCAGCGACTGCTCAAGCATGACGTTGACATTGTTGCGGCCAACTGCGCAAGGCGCAGGATGCCCACAGGTCCGACCGCGCAGAACTATGACGAGAATGGCAAGCGCAAACCCGTCTATTCGATGCCAGAATCAACTGGTCTTGAAGAAGTTGGCAGCGTTGGCACTGGTGTCATGCTGATCAAGCGCAGCGTCTTTGAGGGCATGTCAGAACCCTGGTTCGATATGCCTTGGCAGTACGACACCAGAGGCTACATGGGCGAAGACGTGTTCTTTTGCAAGAAGGCGCAAGAGCTTGGGTTCAAGGTGTATATTGACCATGACGTGAGCAAAGAGATCGGCCACATTGGCACGTTTGAATTCAAGCATGAGCACACCTGGATAGTTAAAGAGGAAATGGAAAAAGAGGCAAGCTGATGGCACTCACCACATATAACGAGCTGAAAACATCAGTTGGCGATTGGCTCAACCGCACCGACCTGACAACTGTTGTCCCCGATTTCATCGCGCTGGCCGAGGCTCAGATTGAGCGTCAACTGCGCACCCGGCAGATGATCGTGAGATCCACGGCATCGATTGCCACCGAGTACAGCGCGGTGCCTGATGATTTTCTGGAGACAAAGTCCATCAAGCTCACCGGCACCAACCCCGTCACGCCTTTGGGCTTTGAGACGATTGATTCACTCGATAATTTAAGCACCCAATACCGATCCAGTGGCGTGCCGATCTTCTTTGGCATTGTGGGCGGCCAGATCCGAGTGCTGCCAATCCCTGACGCTGCCTACACTGCCGAACTGGCCTACTACGCCAAGTTGTCAAAGTTGTCAGCCAGCGTGACAACCAACTGGCTGCTGGCTCAAGCGCCTGACGTTTACCTCTACGGTGCATTGCTCCAGGCTGCGCCTTACCTGCAAGATGATGCGAGAATCACAGTGTGGTCAGCGCTGTATCAGGCGGGGCTTGATCAGTTGCAGATTGCAGATGATCGAGGTTCTACTAGTGGCGGCGCATTGCTGACCAGGGCAAAAACATTTGGGTGATTGAATGGTAACTACAACCAAGGGCGAGATGGACGAGTCACTGCTGGAAAAGCGTGAGGGGTCCATTGACAACGATACTGAAACCACAAGCTGGGTTGAGTATTGGCATGAGGGCGAGTTGGTCCATCGATCAGTCAACATGGTGCTAAAGCGCGGCGTCTTTGCCGAAGGCATCAGTCAACAAATTTGAGGGTTAAATCATGGCAAACACGCAGGCAATGTGTACGAGTTTTAAGGGTGAGCTGCTTGTCGGCCACCACAACTTTGGCACTGGCGTTGTCCGAGCTGCCACTACGGCAGACACTTTCAAGGCTGCCCTGTACCTGGCAAGCGCCACTGTCAATGCGTCCACCACGGCCTACAGCTCCACTGGTGAGGTGACTGGCACAGGGTACTCTGCTGGCGGTGTCACAGTGACCTTTGGCACGCCTCCAAGCACCTCTGGAACCACGGCATTTGTCACGCCCAGCGCCAGCATCACCTACAGCTCGGTGACCCTCTCCACGGCCTTTGATGCGTTATTGATCTACAACTCGACCCAGTCAGACAAGGCAGTCAGCGTCCACACTTTTGGCAGCCAGACCGTGACTGCTGGAACCTTCACGCTGACCATGCCAACCAATGATGCAAGCACTGGCCTGATTCGGCTGGCGTAACGCAGGGGCAGCACCATGGCTGCTTACGGCACAGGCTACTACGGCCTAGGCGTCTACGGCATAGGCAATGTCGTTATCAGTGGCAACCAGGCCACTGGCGCTGTTGGCACTGTACTGGCCGACAGATCAATTCAAGAAGATGGAACCATTGCCACCGGCAATGTCGGAACCGTCACGCTCACCATCACCATTGCCATCACGGGCAATGCCGCCACTGGTGCCGTTGGCACGCTGGCGCCAGATTCATCCAATGCACTCACAGGCAATGCGGCCACGCTGGCCGTGGGCACTGTCGCGCCTGCTGGGTCAATCGACCTCAGTGGCAATGCGGCCACTGGTGCAGTTGACTCTGTTGGGGTAACCCGGTCAACGGCCACAACTGGCAACGCTGCCACTGGTGCTGTTGGCACTATGTCGGCAGAGGTGATCTCTTTCCAGGCCATCACAGGTGTTTCTGGGACTGGCGCTGTTGGCAGTGTGTCAAACGTCATCACTGTTGCGATAATCGGAAATGAGGCGGTGGGATCTGTTGGGACCATGGTTGGGTTTGGATGGGGGTCAATTCCCGACACATCAGAAACCTGGACCGCCCAGTCAGATACACCAGAGACATGGTCGCCAGTGTCCGACACGGCAGAGACGTGGACTCCAGAGTCAGACACGTCAGAGACTTGGACTCAGATCGCAGACAATTCAACATCGTGGCAGCAGGCCGCATAGGAGTTTTAACATGGCAGATACCACAACAACCAACCTTTTATTGACCAAGCCCGAGGTGGGGGCCAGCACGGACACTTGGGGTACAAAGGTAAATTCAGACCTAGACTTGGTTGACTCAGTCTTTGCGGCTGCTGGCACCGGCACCAGCGTTGGCTTGAATGTTGGAGCTGGCAAGACGCTGGCAGTAGCTGGGACGTTGACCGTCACGGGGACTGCGACAACCATCCAAGGCTTGACAGTCGGCAAAGGCGCAGGTGCTGTAGCCACCAACACTGCGGTGGGTGCTAGTGCTTTGGCGGCTAATACGACAGGCTCGGGTAACACTGCTTTAGGTTATCAAACTGCATACTCAAACACTACGGGCAGTGTAACTGCGGTTGGTTTTACTGCGTTATATGCCAACACTACTGGCACTGCAAACACGGCGATGGGTTGGAAAGCTCTTGATGCCAACACTACTGGCGGTTTCAACACCGCATTGGGAGAGGAAGCATTAGGCAACAACACCACAGCCTCAAACAACACTGCTGTAGGTTATCAGGCGGGGTATAGCACGACTACTGGTGGAACAAGCACTTATATTGGGTATCAAGCTGGCTACACCAACACTACAAATGACTACAACACTTATGTAGGCTGGCAAGCTGGTTATACAGCAACAGGTAGAAACAACACATTTGTCGGCATAGAGTCGGGCAAGTTAATGACCACAGGTATTAAGAACACCATCCTTGGTGCGTACAACGGAAACTCTGGCGGCTTAGACATTCGCACAGCAAGCAACAACATTGTGCTGTCTGATGGGGATGGGAATCCTAATTTTATTTCAGGATATTTTCCAACTGCATCAGCTACATATTCTGCCGCTACACGGGTTGTAACGATGGGGCTTGGTGGCACATCAGCAACAAGAGATGGAAATTTATTTTTAGATGGTTCAACAGCAAGTGGTTGGGGGCCAGTTGTTGCTGGTCGAGCAAATGGTGGAGCAGCTTGGTTTGTAGGTTCATATTCCATAATTGTTTCGGGTACTAATCAATTTTTAACTTGTTCAAATACTGCTGGTGGCGTTTACCTAAATGGTGCATCTGCTACATCTTGGACAGCAGTATCGGATGAGCGCCAAAAAGAAAACCTTGTAGAAATTACTGACGGGGCATCTAAAGTAGCATCGTTAAGGGCTGTAGTTGGTAACTACACTTGGGATGAAGAAAAAGTTAAACGACCATTTTTGATTGCTCAAGATTTGCAAAAAGTTCTTCCTGAAGCAGTTACCGAATCAGAAATGAAAGGTGGCGGCACTCAATTAGGCATTGCTTACACGGAAGTAATTCCACTCTTGGTTGCCGCAATCAAAGAACTCAAGGCCGAAATTGACAGCCTCAAAGCCCAAATCAACGGAGCATCAACATGAATGAAATCACCGCAGAACAAATCGCCAAGCACTACTCTGCTTGCATGGACAGCGTGAACCTCATCAACGGCAGTAAGCCCGAAGGTATGGAAGATGTTGAGTGGGCAGACTGCCTGTCACGCAACAAAGAGCATTTGAAGATCATGCTGGCAAAAGACTTTTGGACAACTGAGAATCTTGAACCACTACGGGCTGCATCGGCATGAACATAAAACTGGAATTGTCTGTTGAAGACGTGAATTCAATTTTGCAAGTGCTTGGAGAGTTGCCCAGTAAAACAGGTGCTTTCATGCTGATGATGCGGATTAAAGAGCAGGCAGACCCACAGGTTCCACAGGAAGAACCAAAGAATGTCTGACTCCACTGAAACCAGGCTGGCGGTGCATGAAGCTATTTGCACAGAGAGGATGAAATTTATTTCTGACTCTCTTGCAAAGGGGTCAGAGCGCATGACCAAGATCGAGTATTTGCTTTATGCCGTGATCGTGGCCGTCTTGCTGGGTCCTGGTGCTGCTGCATCTCTGTTTGCAAAGATCTTTGGTTTGTAAGATGTGGACCCAATCAGCATCCTGCTTATGGCCTCTAGCGCATTCAGCGCTATCAAGCAGGGCATTGCTACATATAAAGACGTTAAGAATACTGCTGGTGACGTTAAGAAGATCGTCAACGAGATCGCTGGCATGTTTGGGCCAAACCCAACCAAAGAGCAAAAGAAGCAGATCGTTGCAGAGCAAAAGCGAGTGCAGGAAGTCGCTGCCTATGACCCCAATGCAGTCATGGGAGACATTGCAAAGCGCTTGGGTGAATTCATGCGCCACCAGCAGCAGATACAGGATTACTACCTTGAGGAAGAGCGCAAGTCAAAGGAAGAGGTCTACGATGGCGCAGACTCCCTGGCAGAGCGTGCCTTGCAGCGTACCCTTGTGCTCACCCAGTTGAGACAGATGGAGACTGATTTGCGCGAGCAAATGATCTATCAGTCGCCACCAGAGTTGGGAGATCTTTGGACGCGGTTCAATGAGATGCGTGAGCAGATCTCAGTTGAGCAAGAACAAGCCAGGGAGGTTCGAGATCAACGTGAGGCGCAGGCGAAATGGCAACGAAGACGGGTAATCGCGGACCTGCAAGACAAAGCAATCTACCTGGCCGCCGCCTTGTTGATAATCGTGTATCTGAGCGTGTTTTGGTCACTCCTAGTGATGGACCGAAAGACAAGATGGGGTTTCTGATTGCGCTCATTGCGATGGTGCTAGTTTTCTGTTTGATGCTGCCGATAATTTCGATAATATATTTCGATACCCTAGCAGTGCAAAAGGAAAGCAAAGCCCAGATTGATCGCATGGAGAGGCTGCGCAAGCAGCTCGAGGAAGACCGAAAGAAGATGGACCAGGACAACAGGAAGGAAGACTGAATGAGACTGCTGCTTTGTCTGACCATCATGGTGCTTGCTGGGTGCGAGGATCGGTATCGATACACCTGCCAGAACCCGCACAACTTTGAGCTGAAAGAGTGCCAGAAACCTCAGTGCCAATTCACGCAAACATGCCCCGAGTATCTTGTCGCCCCAGTGCTTGAAAAGAAGGTGGAACCCGATGTTGTCAAATCAAAGTAAATACAGTCCCGAAGAGATCGAGGTCCGAATCTGGGGCTTTGTTGTGGTGATGATCACCATCATCCTGTTTGGCATTGTGATCGCCTTGCTGTACAGCGTGACGTTTGTGACGCAACCCATCAAGTCCATGGCGCCCATCGACCAGGCTTACACCAAGATGTTGAACGACATCGTGCTGCTGATCGTTGGCGGCATAGGCGGCATTGTGGGCAAGCGTGCCGTGGGGGCCGTTACTGCGGCAATAAACCCCACACCGGCACCTACACCTTCCCCGGCTGCACCAGTGCCTTCTACCCCTGTTTCTGCGCCTCCCAGCGGTGCTTTGCCGGTGTGGGTTAATCCACCACTGGACGAAACCTGGACGCCTCCACCTCCACCGACAACGCCACCCGAGCACCTGGAACCCGATCATGTCCGCGAGGAGATCGCGGCAGCAAGACGTGAGGCTGGGCAGTGAATCCATACCTGATCATCGCGGCCATGATTGCCATTGGCGGTGCTTATGGTTACGGCCACCATGTTGGCTATGCCGACCGTGACGCTGAGATGCAGGCTCACATTGCCAAGCTCAATGAAGAGTCGCGCGCCAAAGAGCAAGAGCTGGCGTCTTCACTCAACAACCAAACCGAAACATTGCGAAAGGCCAAGAATGAGATCAACAAAAAACAGTCTGACATTAATGCTCTTGTTGATGCTGGCCGGTTGCGCCTCCCGGTCCCAGCCGCCCCAAGTTGCGTTTCAGCCACCCCAGATGCCGCCCCTGCCGTCAGAGATCGGGACGAAGCAAGACCCGACCCTTACAGAGAGGCTATTAAGGCTGTTGTCGCCATCGCCATCGAAGGAGACAGAAACACAGTCCAGCTCAACGCCTGCATCGATACCTACAACAAAGTGAGGGAGCAGATCAATGGTAAATAGTGATCAACTCAAAAAGCTGCACATTGGCCCCGAATGGGTTGATGCGCTCAATGAAACCTTTGGGCGTTTCAACATCTCCACCAAGCGCCAGCAGGCTGCATTCATTGGTCAGTGCGGCCATGAGTGTGGGAACTTCAAGGTGCTGCAAGAGAACTTGAACTACCGCGCAGCCACCTTGATGAAGTTATGGCCCAAGCGTTTCCCTACTCTTGACGTTGCAAACCAGTACGCTGGCAACCCAAAGAAGATCGCCAACATGGTCTATGCCAACCGCATGGGAAACCGTGACGAGGCATCAGGGGATGGTTTTCGTTTTTCGGGAAAAGGTTGCATCCAATTGACCGGGCACAGCAATTTTTTTCACGCAGGCCAAGCCCTGGGCGTTGACTTTGTCATGCAGCCCGAGTTGGTCGCCACTCCCAAGTACGCTGCCTTGACGGCAGGATGGTTCTGGTCAACCCATGACTGCAACCGCCTGGCCGAGGCAGGGGACTGGGCAGCCTTAACGCGCAAGATTAATGGCGGGATAATCGGTTTGGAAGATCGCATCAAACACATTAATGAGGCCTTGGCAGTCCTGACATGACAAACCTGTACCAGCAGCTCGAAACCCCGGCGCCACCAGATCTACCCTCACCAGGTCAGACCTATGACGAGCGCCTGACTGCTCAAACCCATCGCGGTTTGCTGGTCTACTTTCGCAAGCTCACCAATATCCTGTCAACGGTTCTTGGGCCGCGAGGTGGCAAGTACTTGAACGCGCCTTATGGTGCGTTTCAAGACTCAACCGACCAGACGGCAGCCAACACCACAACGGCCTATGCCATCACATTTGACACAACTGACTATGCAAATGGGATCACTCTGTCAAATACTTCACGTCTGAACGTGTCGCAGGGCGGGGTTTACAACGTGCAATTCAGCGTGCAATTCAAAAACACCACGAATGACACGCAAGACGTTGAGGTCTGGTTTCGCAAGAATGGCACTGACATTGCCAATTCAGGGTCGCGGTTTGGGTTGGCGCCCAGGAAAAGCTCAGGAAACCCATCCCACATGATCGGGGCTTTGAACTACTTTGTGGATCTGGCCGAGAGCGATTACCTGCAACTCATGTGGCGGCCATCGGACGTTGGCGTCTCCATTGAGCACTTTGCTGCCGGGACCAGTCCAACCCGGCCAGCGATCCCCTCAGTCATTGCCACAGTGAGTTTTGTGTCCAATCTTTCCGCATAATCCCATCATGGCACTCACCGCACTCAGAATCCCCCCAGGCGTGTACCGCAATGGCACTGAATATCAGTCAGCCGGGCGGTGGTTTGACGCCAACCTGGTTCGCTGGTTTGAGGGTACTTTGCGTCCCATTGGTGGATGGCGCAAGAGATCGAGCAGCCAACTGACCGGGTCATGCCGTGGCTTGATCACTTGGCGCGACAACTCAGGGGATCGCTGGATCGCTGCCGGGACTCATTCAAAGCTGTATGCCATGAATGAGGCTGGCACTCTCAAAGACATTACGCCGACAGGTTTGACTGTTGGCATTGCTGACGCAGCCACAAAGACCGGGTACGGGTACTCCACTTATGGCAACTTTGCTTATGGCGTGCAGCGACCAGACACTGGCACAGTGACGCCAGCCACGACCTGGAGTCTGGATACCTGGGGCGAGTACCTGGTCGCGTGCTCAGATGCTGATGGCAAGCTCTACGAGTGGCAGTTGGGATTCTCAACGCCGACCCTGGCCGCTGCCATCACCAACGCGCCAACGAGCTGCAACGCCGTGATGACAACGTCAGAGCGCTTTGTATTTGCGCTGGGCGCTGGCGGCAACCCCCGCAAGGTGCAGTGGTGTGACCAAGAAAACAATACTGTTTGGACCCCGGCAGCCACCAACCAGGCCGGTGACTTTGAACTTGCAACTGTCGGATCTCTCAAGGCTGGCAAGCGTGTTCGAGGTGTAAATCTGCTGTTTACAGATGTTGACGTTCACGTTGGCACCTATATTGGGTTACCTTACGTCTACTCATTTGAGAAGGCCGGTTCTGGTTGCGGGTTGATCTCATCTCAGTCTGTCGCGGCCATTGACACGGCTGCAATCTGGATGAGCAAGTCAGGGTTCTGGGTCTATGACGGGTATGTAAAACCACTGGTGTCTGACGTTGGTGACTACATCTTCCAAAACATCAACTACAACCAGGCCAGCAAGATCTACTCTGTCCACAACTCCAAGTATGGCGAGATCATTTGGTTTTACCCGTCAAGTCAGTCAAATGAGAATGACTCATATGTCACCTACAACTACCGCGAGAACCACTGGGCCATTGGCTCACTGTCTCGCACGGCTGGCACTGACCGTGGGGTCTACCTGAACCCGCTGATGGTTTCTGCTGACGGGTACATCTACGAGCATGAAGTCGGGTTTGCCTATGACTCTGTCGCGCCTTACGCTGAGTCTGGCCCTGTGGAGATCGGAACGGGTGAGCAGGTGATGAGCGTGCGGCAAATCATCCCTGATGAGCAAACCCTGGGCGAGGTTGTTGTGTCGTTCAAGACGCGAATGTATCCAACCTCAACCGAGACAACTTACGGCCCATATACGGCAAGTCAGCCGACAGATGTGCGGTTCACTGGTCGCCAGGTCAAGGTCAGGTATACCGGGGCGGTGCTCGATGACTGGAGAGTTGGCATCAACCGTTTGGACGTGTTACCCGCTGGCAAGCGTTGAGACTTAAAATTCAGCCATGAAAGACATCAGACAAATCCTCACCGAAGACCTGGCAAAGAACTATGGTGGCTTTGCCATGACAGTTGATGCCTACTTTGATGGTCTGATGAATGCACCCAAGACAGGCAACTTTGTTGTGCGTCAGGGTGACACTCTGATCCTGACAAAGAAGATCGAGAAGAACGGCATCGAATTCCATTGCATTAACGGTGAACGCGCAAAAGACCTAGTGTCCAACGTGCAGAAGTACCTCGATGACTTGAAGGATCATGGGCATGACTTTGCAGTCACGTTCTACGACAACCCCAGGATCAATGACTTGATTGCACAACTCACCTACCCATCAGAGGTCAAGAAGATCGATGATGGATTGTTCAGAACATACGAAGCCACAATGAGGTTCAAATGGGCGCATTAAATCAACTAGGCAGTGCCGCAAGCAGTTTTGTCGCTGACCCTATCGGCAGCACCAGCAATGCTCTGGCAAAGGTGGATAAAGACTTGAGCTTGTCTCAGAATGCAGTCCCCATTGCTGCTTTGGCTGCTTTGGCCGCCAGTGGTGGCTTGGCTGGCGTTGGCATCCCAGGCTTAGGTGCTGCTGGCGCCGGTGCTGCCGGGACTGCTGCTGCTGCGGACTTGGCTGCTGCTTATGGCGCAACTGGTGCTGGAGTTGGTGCAGGAACTCTTGGCGGCATTGGCGCTGCCGGTGCTGCTGGTGGCGCTGGATTATTAGGTACCGCCCTTAACTTTGCAAAAGAAAACCCTGCTCTTGCATTAACTGGCGCAGGCTTGGCCGCAAAGGCTTTGGGTGGCAGCAGCACGCCGTCATCTTCAACAAGCTCAACATCCATCGACCCTGACATTAAGGCTGCATATCTCCAGCAGTTGGCTGATGCCAGAACCGCTGCGGCTGGCCTTGGCACAAGGCAGTTTGAGGGTTTCACCCCAGGCTATGCCACGGCAGAGCAGCAGTTGACGGCCACCGGCATTGGCGGTGCTGGTCAGCAGACAACCAACCGGGCTGCCGAGCTGGCACTCGCAGAGGCTGGCTACACACCCCAGCAGATCCAGGCCATGACGGGTGCCCAGTACATGGGTGCATACCAAAACCCTTACGAGCAACAAGTGGTGCAGGGTACGCTGGCAGACATTGAGCGTCAGCGTCAGATCTCTCAGCAGGCACAGCAAGCTCGAGCAACAGGTGCCAGGGCATTTGGTGGCTCGCGCCAGGCAGTGGCCGAGTCCATCGCAAATGAAGACTACATGCGCCAAGCAGCCAACACTGCCGCCCAGTTGCGCTCTGCCGGGTTCACCACGGCTGCCGGGTTCGGCCAGACTGATGCTGCCAGGGCCATGGAAGCGGCCAGGGCAAACGCTGCCAACCAGATCGCTGGTGCTGGCATACGCCAGACTGCCGTGGGCCAGTTGGGTGCTTTGGGTGCCCAGCAGCAAAACCTGGGTATGACGGGTGCGCAGGCCGTGATGACTGCCGAGCAGCAGCGCCAGCAGTTGGCCCAGGCGCGGCTTGACGCTGCACGCAACCTGGCATCTGAGCGCCTTGGCCTGACTGGCAGTGCCTTGGGCCAGAACGTGCCAAACCTTGGCGGTACGACAACCACACCGATCTTCCGCAACCAGACAGCAAGTGCTTTTGGCGGTGCTTTGGGCGGTGCTCAGTTGGGCAGCATATTGGGTGGCGCTGGAAACCCGCAATATGCAGGTTATGGCGCCATCTTGGGCGGTTTGCTGGGTCTAGGTTAAGGAATAAACATCATGGCAACAATGAACATGGGCTTGCTGGGTGACTTGTTTGGTGGCGGCACGTCTGCCCTGAGCGAGTACCTGACCCCTCAACAGCAAGAGTCGATGCAGCGCCAAGCGTTGCTGTCCACCGCTGCGGCCCTGCTCCAAGCAGGTGGCCCCTCTGCCACTCCCATCTCACTGGGCCAAGCGCTTGGTGCAGGCTTGCAGGCTGGCACGTCCAGCTATGGTAAGGCCCAAGAGGGTGCGATTCAGCAGTTGCTGACCCGTCAGAAGTTGGACGAGGCCAGACGCGCCCAAGCACTTCAAGAGAGGTATCAGCAAATTATTGGTCAGCAGGGCCAACCTCAGACAATCACGCCAGAGCAGGCCATCGCCATGCCTGGGATGCCTGTCGGCCCGACAGTTGAGCGTGCGGCCATGATTGGTCAGGAAATACAGCCCAGTGCAATGCCACCCGGTGCAATGCCCGGTGCAATGCCTGGCGGTGCTGCATTGACTCCGCAAATGCTTCAACTGCTGTCTGGTTTGCCTGCTGAAAAAGGCATCCCTGAGTTGATGAAATTGATGCAGCCTCAAGAGGTCATGGGTGGGCCATTTAGGGGTGCTGATGGCAAGTTTTACCTGCAAACCAAAACTGGTGGAGTCATCCCTGCACCCGTTGCGCCAGAGGTCAAACCAACTGGTCAACCTCAAGAGGTTATGGTTAACGGCACGCCAACCCTTGTCCAGTACTACGAGGACGGCAGCTACAAGGTTGTAACTGGAGTATCGCCAAAGGCAGAGGCATCACCCACTGAAGTCAGATTGTTGCAGGCCGCAAATATGCCGGTCACCATGGAAAACATCATGGCGATTCGCAGATCTGGCGCGAGCAACGTCAATGTTGATGTTGGTCAAAAGGGCTTTGAAAACAAGATGTCAGCGAAAAAGACATTTATGTCTGAACCGATCTACAAAGACTTCAACGACATGAAGTCTGCTTATGGTCAGGTTCTCACATCACTTGATCAGGGCACGCCAATTGGTGACGTTGCAGGCGCAACCAAGGTCATGAAATTGCTGGATCCTGGATCTGTTGTGCGCGAGTCTGAATTGGGTATCGCCATGGCAGCGTCTGGACGCATGGATCGGCTGCAAAACTATTTCACTTTATGGGCGTCTGGCAATAAATTGACTCCAACGCAACGCGCTGACTTCAAGCAATTGTCCAACGAGCTGTATGCTGCCGCTGGTCAGGCTTACAACCAAAAGCGTGGCGAGTACATTGACTTTGGTGAGAGCACTGGGGTGACACTTGACAAGGCACTTGGCGGTCCAGCAAATATCCCATCAATTATGAGAGTGCCTGGCGGTGCTCCTGGTACATCACCAGCGGGTCAACCTCGCCGATCATTGTCGGAAATTTTCACAAGATAAGGCAGGATCATGGACGGCATAAAACAGCAGATCAATGCAGCCCGTAAAGAGGGATACCAAGATGATGAGATCATCCAATATCTGTCCCAGATGCCAGATATTGCGCCTCAAATCCAGGCCGCGATTGAAAACAACTACACAACCAATGAGGTGCTCAAGTTTTTGACTGAGCGCAAGTCACCGGCATTTGAGGCAGGCGCAAAGAAATCAGAACTTGAAAAAGGTTTTCTGGCAGCCATGCAAGGCCCGACCATGGGCTTTTATGACGAGATCGCTGGCGCTGTAGCTGCACCAGTCAAGGCCATCACTGAAGGCAAGCCACTGTCACAGGCATATCAAGAGCAGCGTGATGTTATTCGCGGTGCAACTGAGTCTTACACGCAAGCAAACCCGTATAGATCTATTGGCTTGCAGGCCGCGGCATCGCTGCCAACGATCATGCTTGGCGCCCCTGCCAAGGTATCCCAGGCCGTCAGCAAGGCCGTGGCACCTGTGGTCGAGGCCATGTCGCCAAAGATGGCGCAGCTCTATCAGTACCTCACCCAGCCAGCAGCCCAGGGCAAGATCATGGGTATGGGTCAGCGCATGGCGCAGGCCGGTACAACTGGCGTTGGGTTTGGTGCAGTCGGTGGCCTTGGATCGTCTGAAGGTGAGACTGTCGGCGACATTGCAACTGACGTTGCCAAGAGTGCGGCCATCAGTGGAGTTATTGGCCCATTGACTCAACCAGTCATGGGTGTGCTGGGCGCCACCGGCAAGCAGATCGCTGCCAGGGTATCCCCTGCCAAGGCCGAAACCTATGCCCAGCAAAAGGTGGCCGAGGCATTGCTGCGCGATACGCCGCCAGATCTACTCTCAAGCGCCTTGACCATGTCCCAGACCCGAATGGGTAAGCTGGGTCCAGAGGCTAGGATCGCTGACGTTGGCGGCGCAAATATGCGCCAACTGCTCGACACCATCGCAACCCTGCCAGGCGAGACAAAACAGGCGCTGGAGCGTGCCATCAGGGAGAGACAGGCTGGGCGTGCTGGCCGTCTTGTTTCGGCTGCTGATGAGGCTTTGGGCACTCAGGGGTCGATGTTTCAGCAAAGCATTGACAACTTTAGCGAGCTGCGCCGCATTGAGTCGCGCCCCTTCTACAACGTGATTGACAAGGCCATTGTCAATGTGGACAACAACCTGATGGGTCTACTCAAGCGCTCTGAGAATTTGCAGGGCGCCGCTGAGTTGCTGTATCGCACAAAGACGGGTCAAACCATTGACCTGTCCAAGCTGAAGGTTGGCGAACAAGTCCCCATGAATGTGCTCGATACATTGAAGCAGTCGCTGTATGACTCTGCCCAAACATTAAAGCGGTCTGGCGGCACTCAGCAGGCCAATGCATATGATGACGTGCGCCAAGACTTGATCACCGCCTTGATCAACAAATCCCCCAAGGTTGGCGGTATGTCAGCGTATGCCCAGGCCATGGAGAAGTGGGCCGGGCCGTCTCAGATGATGGACGCTGCCGAGCTTGGCCGCAAGGCACTGGCCGGTGACATCATCAACTTCAAGCAAGAGATGCGCAACTTGAGTCAGTCAGAGATTGACGCATTCAAGATCGGTGCATTGCAGGCATTACGTCAGAAAACTGGGACCGAGGCAGGCCAAACGTCTTTGCTCAAGATGTGGAAGGAACCCGCAACCCAGGAAAGACTCAAGGCCGTGTTTGACAACGACTATCGTCAATTTGCGGCAGCAGTCGCAAAAGAGGCACGTCTCAAAGGCTTGGAGTCTGCTGGCCGTGGATCGCAGACAGCGGCCAGGGCTGCTGGCTTGGCCGATCTGGACGTTGCACCGATGATGCAGGCAGGCCAGGCAGTGGCTGCTGGAAACGTGCCCGGCATGATCACGTCAGCGGGTAATGTGTTTGGCCGAATTGGCACTCCAGAGACAGTGCGCAACCAGATCGGCAATATCTTGCTTTCGCGTGAGCAGCAAAAATTGCTTGATCTGTCCGACACTATGCGCAGAATGAACGAGGCACGCGCCCGAGCTGCTGGCACTGGTGGATACATTGCTGGGCAGACTGGTGGCCTTGCAATCGGTTCAAATCTGGCTGGTCAATGATTTATTGAGGTGAAATGATGGCAACTGGTCTACTGGATTACCTCGAGGCAATTGGTGAGACGGGGGCAACCCTTGGTAGCGGCGCCGCTGCCACCATGGCTGGCATCCCTTACGGCATCATGCAAAACATCAGGTCAGGTAAGTACGGCACAAAGGAAGGCGTCAAGCTGGCCGACAAGGCCACTCAAGACTTCATCAAGCAGTACACCTATGCACCTCGCGGCCAGATGGCCCAGAACGCTCTGCAAAGCGTTGCTGGCCTGCTTGAATCCACCAAGCTGCCACCAGTATTGCCAGAGGCTGGGTTGCTGGCCGCAATCCCCAAGGCAACATATGCTTCACAGTTTGAGCGTGCCGGTATGGCAGCAGAGCGTGCCATGGAACCAGTCGCGGCCAACGTGATGGCGCGGGGCGGTCTGCCTGCTCAGTTGTTGACTGATTTGACTCAAGGCACGCGCAGCCAAATGCTGCCTGAGAAATCAATCCAGCAAATGCCAAAAAGTAAATCTTTGCTTGATATGAATC